TAGTAGAGTAACCGGGTGCATCATATCTACCCTTTAACCGCTCTTGTAATGCCGCATTGTCTATAGTTGATTGATCATCACCACTTAACACTCTTTGACCATCAATGTTTTGCGTTATCATTGTAGGCTCACCAAGTTGTTGTTTTGCTAGTGCAGCACCATCTTGTTTTGGTATTGCTTGACCCATCATACCTTGTGCAAAACTCATGTTGTTTGCGGGGGATGGAGGCGCTATATAATCTGGCTCAGCCGCTATAATATCTGGGTTTGTTTGAATATTGCCTTGTCCTCTAAATCTTGGCTGTGTAATGGTAGATAATCCACTTAATGATGGATTTAACGCAAAAGCACCACCAAAATTACCATTTGTACGCATAGGCATTTGATTGCGCCTTGGCAAACCACGCTGCTGATTCATCATTCCTCTAAAAAATACCATAACCTTACCTTCTTGTACTTATTTGCCTCTAAACATTCCAACAACTTGACCAACACCGCCAAGCAAGCTGCCTAAACCACCGCCGCTTGTTGTCTGTGTTGCTCTATTATTCTGTAACATTGGCGTATTTCCTAATAAACCTAACTGTATTTGTGCGCGTCTATATGGGTCATCATAGGCCATTAAATATGATTGATACTGTGCATCTAGTTCAGCTTGTTGTTGCGCTCTCTCTAGTTCACCTAAACTACCACGCATAGCTGCTTCACGCATATCAGCATCTGACATACGCCCAGCCATATCACCTAACAGTCCAGCTCCTCTCATACGTAACTCCGCACCACTCATTCCAGCTTGTTGATTAGCTAAATCAGCTTGCATTTGCCTTGCAGCATCCTGTTGATACATAGCCGCAGCCTGTTGAAAGCCTTGTGATCTTAAATTAGCACCTGTTTCAGCTGCTATATCTGCAAAATTTCTATCACTTTCAGCTTGCTGTATTGCTTGTCTTGAGCCACCAAATGCGGCAGCTTTAGAGGCATCAGCATCAATGCGCTCTGCGGTCTGTCCGCGTTGTCTTTCAATATCAGCTAACTGTGCATCAATAACTTGCTCTTGAAACGGATTTCTATAAGCAGACAAATCAGCATCAGCAAAGCTTTGTGCCTGTATTTGCTCTGGTGTATACTGTGCGCCTGTTTGTATTCTGCTAGTAGCATCACCTAGCAAACCTCTTACATCCTCTGTTTGCCCTAAAAAAGTTTGTCCAGCTTCTCGCTCTAAATCACTTACACCAGCTACTCTTTGCCCAGAATAAGGTGTAAACTCTTGGCCCATTAACCGATTAACATTCCCAGCAATGGTATCATATTGCTGTCTTGAAAAATCACTTAAATCTTCCCTTGTTTCATTTACTACTTTTTTCTTACCGCCCATTAGAGCCTCCATATTAAAGTTTTGCCATGCTCAACAAAACCAAGTTTTTTCAATAATCTGTTCCAGCCTTTACGATGGTCAAATGTCATAATAAAGTCACCACCTAAGTCTTTTACGTGTTTCTTTGCAGCATCAACTAAAAGATAAAAGTCTTTTAAATCACCGCCATACAGCCAAACATTCAACCCAACAGTGCCATCAGACTTTTTAGCTACTTGCGTTATTGCAGCGCTGTTATTAGCTGGCCAATACTGCGCATCATTATTAGCTACAGCCTTTACAACGTCATCAAACGTATGTTTATGACCTGATCGCGCCAATGCGTTTACAATTTGCTCTTTATGGTTCTCTATATTTACAGAGCTGTCCATGTTAATACTCCAGAGTTATCAATACTTGCACTATAGCGTGTTCCGTTCGGGCTTGTAAGTATTAATCTATTGCTTGCGTTTATATTTATATCTTCATTTATTTTTCGTGTTTGCGTCATTTCATATGTAATATTGCGCCGTGTTTCTGTTTCATTGATCAGATCATACGTTGGCATTGCGTCAGGCAGTCTCATCGTTTACTCCCCGGTGTTACTTCTATACGCGGTATACCTAAACGCCAGTTAGTTGACTCTGCACCTATCGCTTTTACTAGCATTTGTCTGCCATGTACCCTAACAGGTACAGGCTGCTGTGTTGCCGTATAAGGCCCAAAACTACGCTCTGCGCTGTTAGGGTATATCTTGGTCTTAAAAGTCATGCTCACGTCGCCCTGTGCGCTCTCATCAGGGTATATAAAGGTAATATTTGCTGTAGTTTCACCAACACCAAGCTCAACAGGCCCATGCTCAATAAAACTAACATCGCCATTGTGATCATAGCCAAACTCATGATCATAAATCTTGCCACTGGCATCTACAGCTATTGGATATGCTAATGGCGCTTTGTCTGTCGCGCATAATCGCGATAAACTGCCTTTATTCCAATGTCCTTCTCTATAGTCATAAACCACATATTTGTCATTTTCAGTGCTATCAGCACTAGGGTAAAACCACCAAACCTCACCAAATGATGCGTTGTGCCAAGCAGTAACTTTGCTAATTTGCGCTCTGTTGATATCCTTAAATACTGCATCATGTACGTCGCATTTTATAGGTTGGCTGTAACCTGTATAAACATAAAAGTTTTCATGTGACATCCAATAAGCCGCGCCATCAGCCGTTGTTACTGCGCCAGCAGATACTAAACCACCACCAGCATTATCTTGTGGAAATCCATAAACTAATGGCGGGCCTAAATACACAACGCGCCAAACATCTTTATCTGTAAATATCAGGCTACCACCTTTTACATTAACAGCATTTAATATTGTACCAGCTGTTTGCAAGCTAAAGTTACCAGCTTGGTTGTTAGCTGCGGCTGTCCATTGGTTTCTATCTTCTTGATCTGACCATGCAACATCTCTTGGCACTCCCGCTGCGCCTAAGCACATTACAATACGTTCTGGCGTTACCAATACTGCTCTGTTGTCTACAGGCGCATTTGTTACTTGTGTAGCATCAACATTGACGTTTACATTCCATTCGTACAGTTTGCCGTCATCAGGTAAAACACCTAACATTATTTGACCAAATGTATCTAATGACCAGATGCTTGCTGGGTTTGTAGTGCTTACTACAGCTGGGTTACTAACCCCATACGGCCCTTGTCCATATAAACCTGTGCCAAATCCAGCACCTGTATCTGCATCTTCACGCCCGGCAGTTAATCCACTTGGCGTAATATCTGTTACAGCACCGCCAGCTGTCATAGCATATAAATGGCTATTTGTTCCTATTGCAGCCCATACTTGGTTGTTGTTATCACGCCAAGATATAACACGTCTTGCTTTACCGCTTACAGTTGTAGTTGTTCTTTGCCTCCAGCCGCCCATTGGCCCTAATGCACCAAATTGCCAGCGCACAAGGTTAGCGTCAAAGTTACGGCCTTTAGACTGATACTCTGTGCCGTTAGTGTATACACCGGGCGGTATGTTTAATGGTACTAACATTAACTAAAACTCACTGTAACTGTATCTGAATTTATTACGTTGCCATCATCATCTGTTACTTGGCATCTATAAACAGCATTGCCTGCTGATAATGCGTAATTAAAACTAAATCTTGTAGTGTACTGCGTAGGCAGTTGTGGAAACAGGTTGATACTACTTACAGTGCCTGATACATAAAACCATTGATATGTAAATGGCGCTTTACCACCTGTAACTGTTACCGCTGTGTAACCTGTGCCGGGGCTACTTGTAACGCCTGTATAGCTACCTAAAGATGAGTTATATGTTGTAGAGCCAGACAATGTTGTTTGCGTTAATGTTGCCTCAAATGCAGTAGAAACAACTTCCCACGCACTGCCATTCCAACGCTTAACACCACTACTAGGCTCCACCCACGCACTACCATTGTAATACTTAGCTGTTGCGTCTGCAAATGCAGTGCCGTTATACGTTTTTATCGCCATTATGCCGTTGTATCAAACCAAATGTCATCTGTTAATGGGCTTGTAGGCGCTGTATTGCCTACAGTTATTGTTCTTCCATTACCGCTTGCGTGTGCTACTTTGCTGTCCAATGCAGCTTGCAGACCGCTTGTTTGCGCTATTGTTAGTGTATCATCTGCTATTGTGCCAACACTTGTAGCTAATGTAAAATTACCTGTGCCGTCAAATGCTACGCTACCTGTAACAACGCCTGTTAGCGTAACAGTTCTTGCAGTAGACCATTTATCTGCTGACGTTGCATTGCCTGTTACAGCGCCAGTGACATTGCCTGTCACATTGCCTGTCACATTGCCTGTTAGATTACCAACAAATGTCGGCCCGGTAACAGTGCCTGTAAATGTAGGGCTTGCTATTGGCGCTTTAGTGTTAGCTAGGTTTTCGTTAGTTTTAACTTGCGCATCAATCGCTATTTGCGTGTTGTTTAAATCACCGCCCCATGTGTCTTGTGCAGTATTCGGTAGGTTGTATGTCCAACCATAATTTGTTGTTGTAGGCATATCAATAGTATCCCGCTGTTGCGTTTATCATTTGTGGTTTAGTTCCTGACATTCTGCGCTTGTCCTGATCGTTCAATGCTCTAACAGCATCTTCAAACAAACTAGCCCAGACAGGTAATCTGCTGTCATCATTTAAAAATGGTGCAGCGTGTAATAATGTGCCATACAAGTATATTTGTGGTGATTTACTTAGCAACCAATTTGTATCTACATCATTTACTAAAGGCGTTACTTCAGCCAAGTACCTCATAATACCTACAGTAGAATCCGGGGGAAATGGATAGAATAATAGTTTAGTGCCTTGTATGGAGTAAAATCTAGGTATACCTGAGTCAGCACCTATGCCATCTAATGCGTTATGGGGTACATATTGCAATGGATATTCAGAGCTTTTCATCTGTATATTACGCATTTCTAAGAAGTTTGTAGGCAATGTTGTTTGCCCTACGTTTATAGTAAACTCAGTGTATTCTTCCATCTCAGATACATTGACTTTGCGGTTAACGCTTTCTTCATTCATCTTAATAAAATTAGGTATTTGTGCAGTCAAATCAGTACGATTTAACGTGTCATTTATAACTGTTTTTAATTCGCCTAGATTTGCAAATGCCATAACTACACCTTAAACTGCGCTACTCGCAATGCCTGAAATTCATTACTGTTTAATTTTTCTACAACTTTAGGCCAATGATCTTGATTAAACACATCAATGCCTTCTGTTGCTTTCCAATGCTGTATTAGCCCTAATGGTATTGTGCCAACTTTAACTAAATCAGCTTTACCTAATGTGCCTTTAGCATCATATTGTTGCCGCTTGTTGCTATCTAGTATTTTAGTCACATCTTGTTCTGTTTTTACATACATTTCATCAGTTGTGTTATCAACTGCAAGGCTGTGCTTAATGCCTGTAGCTGCATCATATGAAAATGGTTTAAAACTACTCATGTTAATCCCTTGCAACAACTAGGTCGTTATTCTCTAACAGTTTAGCCTGTTTTGCGTCTGTTTTAAAGATATCGCCTTTTTTATAGCATAACTCAGTACCATCTGCGCTAGTTTTGCCTGTTCTTATTTGTGCTATGCCGCCCTTTTTAGTGACTATACACTCAACGCGATCATCTTTTACTTTAGCTTTAATTTTTGGTGCTGCTTTTGCCTTTGGCATATCTTTCTCCTAATTATAGGGGCTAGCATATGCCAGCCCCCGGTGTTTACCTAATACTAGGTTAAGTCTGCGGCTACGCCTAGACCTTTTTCGTTCTTCACGATAAGTGTCATATCACCAAGGATTTGACCTTTTTCGTTGTCACCAGTTTTGGATAGTTCTTCATAACGTGGTGAGCGCAATGTACCTAATGTACACATGGATGGGTCTACAAATAGAGCATCGCGTGTTAGGCCATACTGCACTGGTATTATAGTCATTTTGCCATGATTAGACAGATAAACGTCTGCACCGCCAACAACTACGCCTTCATCCATTCCGTTGATTTCATAACGGTTAGCTGCAAGTCCAGCAAATCCTGAGAATGTAGCTTTGTGAGCGGCACTCATGTAGATTTGTGAGAATGTAGCGCCATTGTTAAATCCAGATTGAATTACGGCATCCATGATGTCTTTAGTGAAAGTACGCTGTGTACCATTTGTAGCAGCAGCACAATCTGTTCCGCTATATCCACCATTAGCACCATTTGTACCACGCGATACGTTTGAAGTTGCCCATGCTAATGCACCAGCAGCTTTACGACCAGTTGTACCTGATTCTTCAGATGAAGCAAAGTTGCCAATAAAACGTGCTTCAAAGTCACGCTTTAGCTCGATACCTTTAATAAGCTTTTGTCTAGCCATTTCTGACGCTACGCCAGCTGAGTCAACAGCTTCTTGTATGCCAGCTACAACTACCGCACGCTTTTTAGTTTGTACGCGGTTAGCAACACGTGTTCTTGTGTTAGCTTCAAATGATGTAGTATCATCACCATCAACTTGTGCTGAAGCAGCATCTGGAGTTGCTAGTGTTTCTGTTTGCCACTCATGACGTGTAGCAGTAACTTTTACGCCGCCGCCTTTAATGTTTGAGCAGAATGGTGTTTTCTCAGGAGCAACGCGCTCAATGAGGTTTGAGAGGTCTTCTCTGTTGCCAGCAACACCTGCTGGTACGATTGTGTTTGTTGGTGCAGCCATCTTAAAAATCTCCTATTGATAGCTAACTCGATAACAATAACGCTACAGCATCATCTAATGAATTAGATTTGTGGAAGCGCTTTGCAGCACGAGCTTTTCTTAATGAATTTGCATTGCCTGCTGATTTGCCTTTTGACTTGATTGCCTTGGGCACAGGTTTTGCGCTAGTTTTTGAAAGTTTCTTCTGACTATCCCGGTATTTAATACCATCATATGCCAGAGCTAACATTCCGGGTTTTGCAAATCTGAGTTCTTCAGGTGTCGCGCCAAGCGATAACAACGTCTTAGTCAATGTTTGTTGTATCTCTGGGCCTTTAACAACATCTAATAAATCTGGGAATAACTTAGGTGCATTTGCAAAGTTTTCTTGCAATATCTGTTGTTCATATTCCTTTTGCGCAGTGACCGCAGATTCTTTATGAACCTCTAGGGCTTGCGACTCAGCTTCAAACAACGCTTTGTTTTGCAAGTATTCAGATGGGTTTCTTTGTGACATCTCTACCCAGTTTACATCTTTCCAACGCTGATCAAATAATCTATCCA